AAAAAATCTTTCTACTACTTGCAACATGTCATTGATAGGTTCAAACATAGATTCCAAAATTCCTACCATAATATTATTACCAAGCTCTTGTCCTAACATTACAAACGCATCTTCATTACTTAAAACAGCATCAGTAAAAGAATCTGTATATTCTCCTGCTGCTTGTTTAGCAGAAGCCTGAACTTGAGATTTTTCAATATCTATTGGTGGTGGTACGTCACCGGAAGCCCCAGCACCCCCAAATTCGCCCCCACCCCCTTTTACTTCTGTTTCAACCTCTATCTTTGCTTTAACAGGTCTTTTTAATTCATTTCGTAATTCATTATAACTTTCTTTTGCTTTTACAAAATTTCCTGTTAAAACATTGAATATTGTTTTGCCCAAAGCAAAATAAATTCTACCTATTTTTTTTATAGAATCAAATATAAATTTTTTAAAATTATTCCAAGTTTTACTTATAGCTTTTATTTTTTTTATAATGAATTTCGAAACTTTATCCCAGTTTTTCACAAGTAATACAATAGCAGCAATTGCTGCAATAACTCCTAACACAATCCAAACAAGCGGATTAACGACTAATAAAGCATTCATAATACCTTGAACTATATTAAAAGCCTTTATGACTGCGGTTAATTGTCTAAAAAGCACAACCCCTTTCAATATTGCTCCTCCAATAAGTCCAAATATAGCTAAAAATCCAGCAAGCCCTGTGGAAAACAATAAAATAAATCCAATAAACTTTTTAACTGCTGGATTTAAATTATTAAATCTGTTAACTAAATTTTGCAATATGTCTACTAACGCTCTAATTGTAGGTGCAACCGCATCGCCTATACTAATAGCTGCTTCTTGCAACCCTGAATTTAAAATTTTAAGAGCACCTGAAACATTATCAAGCATTATTTCTGCCATTTCGGAAGCTGCACCATTAGAATCCTCTACTTCGGCTGTATAACTAGCAAAAGCTTCGGTAGACTTGTTTAGTACAGCAGTCATGCCAGAGATAGACCTTGTTCCAAATACATTTGAAACAAATGCAAGCCTTTGTTGTTCCGTCATGTTTTCCATGGCTTTTCTTGATTGATCCATTATTTGATTAAATGGAAGCATTTCACCACGAGCATTAGTTACTGAAATGGCATATTTATCAAGTTGTTCTTTAGCTTCTGCCGGGGGATCTGATAATCTTACTAAAGACATTCTAAGGGTTGTACCAGCCATAGATGCCTTAATGCCAGAATCTGCCATTATTCCTAACACTGCGGACGTTTCTGCCACGCTTAACCCAAAAGAATTTGCAATTGGTGCTGCAAATTTAAACGCTTCCCCAAGTTGCAACACTGTAGTATTAGAAGTAGTTGAAGTCTTCGCCATAATATCTACAAATTTAGCGGTATCTTTTGCCTCTAAACCAAAGGCAGTAAGCGAATCAGTTACAAGATCAGAAACAATACCTAATTGAGCTCCAGATGCTGCTGCTAAATTTAAAACACCGGGCAATGCTTCTATGCTTTGTTTTGCTGTAAATCCAGCCAAAGCCATAAATTCTAAACCATCACCAGCTTCTTTTGCAGTAAAGGCTGTTGTTTTTCCTAATTCTCTGGCTGTTTCTTGTAAGGCTGCAAACTCTTTTTCCGTAGCTCCTGAAAGAGCTTTTACTTTGGACATTTGTTCTTCATATGAAGCAAAAACACCAATTGTTTTACCAACAACTAACGCCAATCCTGCAAAAGCTATAGCTGATTTTTTACCAAAATCAGTAAACTTTTTGCTCATATCATCAAATTTTTTGGTAGTTTTTTCAATTCCCTTTATGGCATTTGAAGCATCTGCAATTAATTTAATTAAAACTTCTTTTGTAGTAATAGCCATATATAAATAGGTAAAAAATGGCTAATTTATAAAGCAAATTGTATTATTCTTTATTTCCCCCTTTTTCTTTAAAAAATTTTTCCATCCCTTTAATATTTTCTTTAATGTCTTCTTCATTAATTACTATATCTTCATATCGCCAAATTCGTTTAGGTTTTAATTTTTTTTCATTTGATTTAACTTTATTTTGCTGTTTTTTTCCAGCCATAACAGCCCCAAAAGCAATTTTCATAACTTGTAACATTTGAAATTCTTTAGATTGTTGAAAATAATTATATTCATTATATAACATCAATATTTGAAGTATTGACATATCGTTATAAAGATAATCTATGGTATATTGTGGATATGCTAAAGCTATAGAACAAATTATAGCCTCTAGCCGGGTTTTTACACCGCCTTCTCTTTTCCCTGTGCTAAAAAATTTTGCTCTTTTCCTATTTGCTCAACTAACCAATTCATAAAATTATATACTTCTGATTCAATTAAACTATTGATTAATTTATCCCTTCCTTGTAATTCAATATTTTTAGGAACCATTAACCAAATTGCATCAATTAAAGATTCTAATAAATCTCCATACTTTGAAAAATCCATAGTTTGTAATAATTTATCTTGATCTTTTTGTTTCATAGTATCTTTTTGTGTTGCAATATCTTTTAAGTTAATTCCTGATTGATTTATATTTTTATAATAACTTAACATTTTATCCATTATTCCCTGCTTCATAATTTTTATTTTAATAGCAAAAGAATATGGTTCTAAATCAAATTCTCCAAGGGTAGTTTTTAATTTAAAAACATCTTTCTCTAAATAATTTATTTCTTTCTTTGATTTTTTAGTAGACATAAGAACTCCTTTTTAGAAGATTATACAACAGAAAGCCCTTGCATGGAAAGGGAGAGCAAGGGCTTCGTTTTAATTATCCAAATATTTTAAATATTTTGAACACTCTGTTGTCGGCTACAGAATAATCTATATTCATAGTAACCTCTGTTTCTGAAAATTCTTTTTCAGCAAAAGAGAGCGGCAAACCAACTCCCGAACATCTATCTATTTCTATATAGACTTGATTTCCATCTTTTTGGTCTTCTCCAAATAAAAACGCTTTAAATTCCTTGACTTCTATATTGGCTTGACCAATAGTTGTTATATGATTACCGGTATTGATTTTTCTTACATCAGCTTCCGCTGTTTCATTAACAGTAAGCAATCCTGAACCAGTCCCCAAAGTAAATTCTAACCCAAAACCAGTAATAGTTACTGTTGATCCTCCGCCAGCCTCCACGTTTAATGGGCTTGATGTAATTTTTAAATAATCATCTTGGTATGAATCGTATTCGCTACCAATATAATAAACATCTACAGTAGCAGTTCCAACAGCTTCAACAATATATTTGCCTGTTTTAAGGTCTGCTTCGCTTCCTGCCAAAACACCTATTGATGCAATGCCATTTGTAGCGTTTACAACAGAAGTTCCGCTTTTATTTGCTAGAGTACCGGCTGTACCTCCGGTTTCAGCACTAGATATAACAGTAGTTCCTTGTAAGTGAAGCTGAAAAGCAAACTCTGGATATTCTCTAATAGTTAACGCTAATTCTGCATTAATGGCGCCATATTCAGTTGCCCACGAATACCTATTGGCTCCTCCTCTTAATTCTACCTTATCGGACTCCAAGCTTAATTCTGCGCCACCCAATACCCTGTAACGACCATAAGGAACTCCTGTCGTTTTGTTTACAGGAACAAAGGCTTTTATCCCAAAAACCCCGAAAATGTTTGACTCTGCCATTTAATTACTCCTTTCTATAAATCCTTTTTAGTAACATATTTTTGATGTTGAAGTTTCATTTCTCCAACCAATGTTCCGGTAGGATAAGCTGTTTTTATTTCACATTGATTGCCATCATAAAAGATTTTCGTTCTTTTCAATTTCTTGTCTTTCAATGGCAAAATTAACTCTTGTTTTCCCCCTACGATTATTTCTTCAATTCTTTTTCCCATTTTATCGAGCTCCTTTCCTAAAATTTCTTTTTATTGTTAAATTCAATACTATTTTTCTCTTAGGCCAAGTTTCAAAAATGAAACTAGGAGTTGATATATTAATCGTTCCATCCGCCAATTTTTGAACAGCATCACTGTTATCTATAGCATTTTTTATATCTCTATCTAAATCTAGTATTCCTTTATTCTTACCCCATCCAGTGACATAAGAAAATTGTCTACTTGCAATTGCTGTAATAACTCCTACTATCGCAATAGTCATAGTTAATGTTTTATATACACCTGCCGATGCAAGTCTTCCGTCATTGCCTTGAGCATTTTCTTCTTCTGCACTCAATGGCTCCATTACTATATAATTTTTAACCGTATCGGGCACAAAATCATCATCTGTTCCCCGAATACCGTCATATATTTTTTCAATATACGTTGACAATGAACTGTCATTCTCTAAGGCAGTCTTAACGGTTTTAAATATAATTTCTTCTATTCCTTCTGCCATTCATAAATAGGTAAAATTTGGTTTGATAAGTATTTATATTGTTTTAATCAAATATTTTAGTAAATAATACAGCAATTTTGTCTTCTGTTTTTTGATCTATCCACATAAACTCTCTTTTAGGCATAGTCGCAGCTCTTATAAAGTGCCCCTTTGAAAAAAATCTTTGCCCACCAGAAACCCAGCTTAAAACACTTGCTTTTTTAGGCTTAACAAATCTTGCCGGAATAATTCCCCCGAAATTATGTATTGCTGCGTATTCTAAGTTCGTGTATGCCTCTGCATTTTTAGAGGTAAATCTATCATTTATAGAACGCCTTAAATCCCCTCCTCTTAATAATGTGCTTCCTTTGTTTGGAGGATTTTTTGCATTTTTCCAGGGTGAACCGCTTTCATTCTTTTTATCAATATCAAAATGTTTGATTACATTTGCCCTCATTAAAGCTGCTGACAATCTCATGATGGGAGTTAAATTATTTATATCTTTATTTACGGTTTTTAGCCATGACATTAATTGCCTGCTATCCACAACAGCCTTTATGACCTTAGCCATTCCATGATCCTGTGCTGATATCTCCAAGCAAACTAGAATCAACATCCCAGCTTTCCGTTGATCCAAGATCAAATGTTGGATCATAATCTATAGTAGAAATGTCAAACCTAGTTATATCTATTAAATTAGTTAATGGAATTTCTCCGCTACCAATCTTTTCAAGAATCTCTAATAATTTATTATACTTTTCAACAGTTAATGATGGTAAATTTTTTCCTTCTTTATTAGCAAAATAACTAAAAATATTATATGAAGCATGTTGTATGCTAAAAGTTCGCAACAAACTTGTTGCACTGGCTCCGCTTACAGGTAACTCATATTGCATCGATACATACATATTAATTACATCGTCGGCCTGTTCTATATGCTGAATTATCTCTTCATCTTTTATAGTATCATTATCTATGTTTATTAATGTAGCCCTCACATCATCGGCAGAACTATACCCAGTAAAATCATAAGAGACATTAACATTAGTTAAACTTGGAGTCGTTGTATTAACTGTCGTGTGTAAAAAAGATTTAAACTTGAATCTTGATCTATCAGAGACTAAACTGCCTATATTTGTATTAACTATAGCCACTAAATTTGATTGAGCAAATGCTCCATTGCTATTAATCCATGCTGCACCATCCCAATATTTATCCTGATTATCTACATTCATAATATATTGAACAACTTCACTTGTTCCCAGAATAGATGTTTCAGTAAAAGAATTAAGATCACTAGCAACTAGTGATTCTTTTGGCGTTATGTATGGATCAGAAGTGCTGTAAGTAGTCGAGCTTGATGTACCTCTTAATTGGGCATTCCCATTAACTAACTCTATTTTTGCATCTGTAAAATCATAGTTTTGAGAATATTGAAATTGATAATCCTTGCTTATGCTCATATAAATAGGTAAAAAAGAGCGTAGACACTATTTATTTTGTTTAATTAATTTCTCTAATTCCGATACTACTCGTTCCCCTTCTTGGTTTTTCCAAAAATCAAACAACTGTGCATCCCTTTTGTATGCTCCAATATTATTAGATTGCTTATAATTATCATCCATCCATTTTTGATCTTTGCAGAAATGTAAATGTTCAATAAATATTTCTGGTAAATGTACTATTATCTTTTGCCCTGTTCGTTTTTCTAGTTCCTCTCCTATCCAATGATACATGTTATCAGTATACAAATGTTTCATATATCTATGAGGATAATATCCGCCTAACACTTTTATAAAATCTTGGGTGGCAAAACTAGGTGTTAATTTATCATCATTTATTCCGTCTCTCCACGAAAATATCCATATAGAATGACCATGTTCTTTTTTTAATTCGTCTAATTTATCCATTAATATTTTATCCCAGTTTGGAGTATGAATTATTTGATCATCATTCAATACCATGTAGGCATCATGCTCGGGAAATTCTTCACATAAAATATTAACCTTATTAGCAAATCCTATATTCCCAACTAACCAATAATTATCTGGATATTTTTTTTTGACTGTTTCCATGTATTTATAAATGTTTTCTTTGTCTAATAATTCAAATGCAAAATATATATTAGAATCTACACTATGTTTTTCGTAGCTTTCTAGCATCTCTAAAAACCTGTTATGCCTCATTCTAGTTGGACATAATACTCCTAGCCTGCCTCTTTTATCCATTATTTAATTTCCCCTTTCTGTAAACCCATAAAGGACAATCTTTTATAGGACATAACATAAGTTCTGTCTTATTGTTATTACAGCAGTACAAACATTTTGCTTTAATTACTTTTAATAGATTTAATTTTTTCATAATCTTCCATAGCCTTAACATCCTCTGGTGTTTTACAAGGCAAATTACATTTTTTACATTTAATATCATAAAATATTTGTCTAAATTTTATTTCATAATTAATTGCTTTTTCCTTATCACAATTATATCCAAATACTAAATTCTCTATATAAAACTCATCTTTACATTTAGGACACATTACAGTGACAGATGATTTCCCTGTTAAATTTGGCTTATTTTCCATGTTTATCCCTCCAATTATCTCATTAATGTATAAACAAATTTATTAAACCAGTGATTTGCTAATCCTTGTATAAAATGCTTGTCATTATATAATAATTTATTTTGATTTGGAGGAACATTTGATTCTTCTTTTGTTATCTCTGCACAAAAAGCTACATCGCTATTACTTGCTATCTTAACCCTGTTGTTTTGAAATAATAAATTTAACCAAGCTCTATCCCATTCTCCAAAATCTCTTACCTGATTCCAAAATTGTATATCTAAAGCGGTAACGTTAACTAAATATACTGTTGGCATATTATGAATTACTGTATAAATATCTTTTGTTATTTTCCTTGCAGACAATCCAGCCCATGTACCATTTTTTTCAATTGTATCAAACGATTCCATAAAAGCATCGTGAGGGTAATCAAAGCACATATTAACCAACTCTCTATTAGTTGGCGCTTTGTTTGGGTAATCATCTTTAGATATTCTTATATGAGGGATTGCTAAACATTCAGTCTTGCCCTCCATCATTTTTACTGAATTATAAATTGAACCTTTTCCCCAAATAGTGTCCGGTGGAGCCAAAAATAATAATGCATTTTTATCTAAACACATTTGCAAGCATTCTCTTAAATGAGGCAACATGATCATATTTGGCTTGCTTACAGCAATTGCGTAATTAACTTCTGGCAATTCTTTAGTATTAAACCCTGCTTTATAAACCTCTAATTCATATCCTTCTTCTTCTAATCTTCTTAAATCATCTTCCATTGATGGGAATGTTATATCCTCATACATCTTTACGTGATCCCACCATGCAGCGGTAAAAAATACTATTCTTTTTTTTATCATTCCTAACTCCTTGCTAAATTAAAATAAAACTTTCTAAAGCCAAAATTATGAGATCCCGGAGGATCCTTGCATTCTTGATATAAGATATCATTATTTAATAATCCATTTCTTATCTTTGGATTGTTTTTATGTTTACTTGTTAATTCTACTATAAATCCTATATCACTGCTTCCTATCATCCTAACCCTGTCAGCATTGTATACTCTATTTAAAAAACCCCTATCCCAATGTCCAGTTTCAAAATGATTTTTCCAAAATAATCGATCTTCTTCTGTAAACTGCATTAAATGCATCGTAGGCATGCTGGCTACAATTCCATAATTTCTATCATTAATTTTTCTAATAGACAGTCCGCACCAAGAAGCATTTTCATCTTTACTGTCAAAAGCTTTAGTAAATGCAGGGTGAGGATATCTAAAAACTAAATCAACCAATTGTTTGTTAGTAAAACTATGCGATTGTTTGTCTTCAACAAAATCTTCTAGAGCTACTCTTAAATGAGGAATCGCAATATTTATATCTTTTCCTTCCGCAAGCTTAACCATATTATAAAGAGTGTCTTCCCCAACGATAAAATCAGGAGCAAACATAAAAACCATAGCATTTTCATCGATCGCCTTTCTTATTACTTTTCTTAAAAATCCAGACAAAATATCGGCAGAAGTATTACCGGTAGAGGTATATATTGGCATTTCCTTAATATCAAATCCATATTCAATAAATTCTATTTCATAACCTTCGCCTTCTAGCTTCTTAACATCTTTGTTTATAGAAGGTTTTCCATAAGCTTCATATAAAATTAAATATTCTCCCCATCCTCCGCAATATATTAATATCTTTTTTTTCATTTAATTAATTCTTCAATTTTCTTCATATTAAATTTATTAGCTTTTCATGCCCGATTCTCACTGTTGGATCAATATATAATTTATATCCTTTATTTTGTAATCTCCAACAAAAGCTCAAATCTTCCCCCATATCACCGAGAAGGTCTTCGCCTCCTTCAACCACATTCCAGGGCATAGCAGTAAACCATGGAAATTTTAAAGACTCAAAAACCCCTTTTCTAACTAACGTAAAAGCCAATCCCATATAGTCTACTTCAATTAATGCTTGTCGCCCTTGCATAATATCAGTTGTCCATCTTTTTAATTCACATTGATTCATAAGATGTTTATCATAAAACCCAAAAGCAAATTCGGGCCCAGTATTAACCTTGATAGCCCCTCCAACAATATGAACATTAGGATCATCCATTCTTTTTAATAACCGTTCTAGATGTTCGGGACCAAAAACTTGATCACTGTCAATCCACATAACATAATCATAGTCTTTGCCTCCAAAAGCTTTAATGCGCTCTGTTTTGCTCATTACAGTGTAAGATAAAAAACATTCTCTGGTATGATGCACGTTACTTGAAAACATTTGCAATATTTCACAACTAATATTGTTTTTTAAACAATAAATTAATAATTTTGTCCAGCATTGTAAAAATTTTCCTGAGAATTCTTTGCCAGGCAAGCAAAATAATATATAAATAGGTTTCGTTCTGACTGGTTGTTTAGGAGTTTCTTCTTTTTGAATGCGTTCTACTTCTTTAAGTAAAGTCATTGCCTAAAATATCATAAATAATATTTAAGGTCAATTATTTATAAGTCAATATGTTCATGCCAGCGCATCCCTACAGAAACAGCGGCATAGTCATATGTTTATCCTACCAAGCATGAACAGCTAGTCGCATTGCATCCGTCGTACCTATAGCATTGATTGCAGAGTTAACTATGCTACTTGTTGTTTCTAATACAAAACTAGACCCTTTCGAAGTTAAAAGTATTCCCTTGCCTAGTTCTGCCGGAACTCCAACACCCAAATAAACCTCGCCTAAGCTTGTGTCGTTAACGATTGAAACGAAATGACGATTAGAGCTACTCGTAATAGCGGCCAATGCTTCAACTGAATTTGAGCCAACTACAACGCTCTCGCTGACAATTGCTGTATTTAACATATTATCTCCTTTTAAAAAAGGTGGCACAATATTTTATGCCACCTAAAACTTATTTAGTTTTATTTGATTTCCCTTTAACCTTTTTAGGCTTTATTGGAATTTCATTGTCGTCTACAATAACCTTCTCGGTATCATTTTCTGGCACAATATTTTCAGATACTTCTATTTTAGGTTCTATAACATCACCTAAAACTCCAATGGTTTGTAATTCTTCCAAGTCTTTATCTCTTGAAACTGTAATATCTTCACTTGTCCTATAAAGCTTGCCATTAAATTTTACAGAAGATTTAACTTTAAATTTCATAAATCCTCCTTATACTGGTCTGTAATGAACTTGAGCAATAATTTCAGCAGCACTTAAATTAGAAGCTGACCCTTGAGGCTCTACTTGCAATTCAATAACATCATCTTGAGAAATGCTGTTATTAGCTGTCCCTATTGTTAATTCATAAGCAGTATCAGCAGTAATAGTACTCACCGCACCTGTTCCTGTTATGTAATTAGAATCAGTTAAATTATAAGCATGAAAAGCAATTTGGTTGCTTCCTGCTTTAGTGTGCCCAGTATCTGAAACAATAACAATCTCATCAATAATACAATCCGTTGGCGCTGCCATTAAAAATTTCTCTTGAGAGGCAAAGTGTACACCAAATGAACCGGGATAAAATTGTGACAATGCTACCCTGTTTTCAGCAGAAGACACTCTACGTCTAAACTTTTCTATTCCCATCTTCTTTCTCCTTTCTTAAAAGGTGGGGTTGCCCCCACCTAAAATTAAGCTACTACAGTTGTAAGTAATTGTCCTGATCGTGCAGATGTGATTTTAGAAACAAATTTCTTTGTTACTTGAATCATATGAGCTTCACGTTCTTGATCAAACCATTCCTTAACTAATTCACGAGTTGGATCATAAAAGGTATAACCCAAAGATGGTGACATCTTGCTTGGAGTTTTTGACCTATAACAAACCATACATGATTTTCCCCAATTATCCGTTAAAGTAGAATTGCTTCTGCCTTGCTCAACTGCTGCATCGTAAAGAGATCCACCGATTATTACTTCTTCAAGTTTAAAAATTACTGCTAAATTTTGAGCAGTAACATCAGCGGCAGTTGCCTTAGTTGCTCCACCTTTTATTCTATCAAGAATATCAGGATGATTAGATAACTTTGAAAACACTTCTTCGCCCATCACGGCTATATTTGCTTTGCGACCAATTCTTTTTCGAACATCTTCTTTTGCAGTATTAATATCATCAATCGGATCTGATGTTCCATAAGCGCTCCATTGATCATTTCCGGTAAGAGCTGTCGTGTAACTGGTAAAAGTTGTTCCATTAAACACTGCTGCCGAAACCTCGTTTTCATAGCGTGTCCACATTTTATGATTTAACAAATTTACTTGGTCCTTCTTTATATTCCATTTTGCATCAGCATCTTTAGCTGCTTTTAAGTCCTCAATTGGAATAAAAGTTTTTAAAGATCTTTCTCTTAAATAGAATGTGTCTGATTTGTTAAGCCCAAAGGTAACCTCGTTAGCCTTAGTTCCGGGAGCTCGATAATCATTTTCTAATCTAAAAGCATCAAATTCATCCCAAAGATAATAAAAGGGTTCTGATCTGCTTTCAGCTAATCTACCTAAAACCTTTTGTGCTATAAATTCATTGTTCGAATATCCTACTGAGTGATTTGTCAGAGGACGATTAATTCTTATATCTGCTTCTGTTGCCATTTTTATTCTCCTTTCTTAAAGTTATTGCGCTCTTGTATGAGGCGCAATTCTTACTGCAATTATTTGTCCATCAGTTACGGCTGCTTCTTCTGCATAGCCCAATATTTCATCGGCTCCTGCTGTTCCTGCTGGTACTGCATATCCTCTAGAGTCTGATCTTAATTCTTGCCCTCTAGTGATAGCCCCTGTTCCTGCATGAACTTTTGCCATACCGCCAAAACACACTCTTGCACTTTCGCTTGCCTTAAGTGGGCCGTTTTCTATTACCCCAACAATAATTTGTTCTGTACCGCTAACTCGAGTAATTTGATTTGCTGCAGACTGATAAACAATCGTAAAGTTTGTACCAGTTGCCGCTGCCGTATCATATGTTTTTAATAATCTTTCTCCTTGTACACCCATTAGTAAACTCCTTTCTTAAAGTTGATCTTCTAGTTCTGGATGTTCTTTCACAACCAGAGGTATCGCTTCTTCAAAACTTATTTTATTTTTTGCTGAATATTCTTTTGCCATTTCTGTTAAATCTTTCTTAACTGTTTTACCAACAGCTTTCGAAAATTCTTTTAACTTAACTTGATCTGGCAAAGATTCAATAAATTCACAAAATAACTTTTTAACCGTAGCCTTCTTTTCAATAGGCTCTGCTTCTTCTTTAGAATCAAAAGATTTTTCAAAGTATTTAACTTCTTCTTTATCATCCATAGCACAAAGTACAGGTTTTAACATTTCAGATTGAAATGGTAATACTTTTCCTTTTTCACCCATCTTTTCTAAAAACACTTCGTCAAACTTCTTAACTGAATCTTTTTTGAATTCTGCTAACTCTTTAATCGCTACATTGCCTTTGTCTGCTTCCTTCTTTAATTCAATTAATTTGTTTTCTACTTGTTTTTCGCTAGTAAAATTCTTTAATTCGAATTCCCTCTTATTTTCCTTAACATCCTCTTTTGCTACTTCTTTTACTTCGTCTTTCTTAACAGCATCGTCTTTAGGTGCTACTGGCTTATCATCCTTTGCAGGATCTTGGCCTACTACATCCTTATTTTCATCTGTCATCTTAATTTCTCCTTTCTTATTTTCAGATACAGAAGAATAAACATTAGCTTTTTCAGATTTATCAAATAAATCTGTAGCTAATGAAGTCACGGCTGGTATTTCAGCACCAAGTAGTGCTACTCCTGTTAATACTGAGCCGAGATTCTTCCCTTCTTTATTTATAAATTTTTCCCACAATTCAATAGATTTTGCTTTATAACTTTTTTGACCTAACAAATTAAATAATTTGTCTGGTATGTCAACAAAATCTGCAACTAACTTATTCCCTTTCTTTTTAATATTTTTAACCCAGCCCAATGCTGGCATTCCCTTTGTATCTTCTCCAAATAAAGTCTTCGCAACCCCCTGCTCTTCGCTATGTCCTAATTTAATAGGTATTTGAAGATTTTCCTCAGATTGTGCTTTTTTTGTATTATTTAATATCTTGGTTATATCTGATTCGGTAAAAACATGTCCGTTATGTAATCCAGGTTCAAATATTTCTACTTCTTTTATCTCTTTGTCAAAATTATTTACAAATGAGTAGTCTTTATAATATTCTTGAATTTCTTTATCAAATTGACTCAATTGTTCCAACCATAAACCGTCTAGAATCATTTTTCCTTTGTTTTTGTCTATGCCATATTTTTCTACAAACACTATTTCATCTAATTTCTTAACGTCAGCAAATAAATCCTTAAAATTTAACATAGGATGTTTTTTCTTTTTATCATCTTCTGGCATATTTATTACTCCCTTTATTTGAAATAAAGATATTTCATAAATAGGCAAATAATAGTTTATTTAATGATTATATTGTTTAATAACTACTGCCATAAAAATATAGCAGTAATTATTTAACTAGATATGTCTTCGTCTATTAAGTCTTGATACAAATCTTTCAACTTCCCAGAAACACTTGCTCCTATGTCTATTGTCTGGTTTGCATTAGAACCGTCTAATTTTAAATAAGTTGGAAAATTAAATACTGGAGACATTTAACCACTCCTTTAAGAAATTAACATTCCACTAAATGATGATAAATCAGGCATTGATGTTAATATTTGATCTTGAGGGATTTCATCTACCCCTCCAATAGCAACCGTATCAATACCTCTTTCATTAAAATGCATTGGATATTGTAATCGCTGGCTCAATTCAGTTCCTTGTTTAACGTATTTACCATGTATCTTTTTGCTCCAAGGATGACTATCTGTATCATGCCCACTCAACACTTCTGAAAATAACCTGTAAATAGGTAGATTAGATTCTTCACTTAACTCTAAGCTTTGCAAATATCTACCCTTATTAAAAGATGTACTTAAATTTGTCCTAACAATCGTTTTAAGTCTACCTTCTGTAAATACTGGTTTCGCTGTAGCTCCTGCAACTTTAATTCTAGCAAATTGTTGTTCTAATTGTTCGAAAGTCTTCTTTCCACTCCATCCATTCTCTAACGATATTAATAATGTCTGCTTAACCATAGTCTTGTAAGCATCTGCCATCTTCCCTGCCTCCATAAAGGCTTGAGAATTTAACCATACCTTAAACTCGTCTGGCATAAGTTCGTTATCTCTCCGTAGTTCTACCTTTGGCAATTCATCCTTAAAGCTATTAACGCCTTCAACATACATTTTTCTAAAACCCTTTTTATAAGCTAACTTGAGCTCCCCGACGTGTTTTAACTGGAACTTATCTATTTCATCAAATCTCTTTTTAGAAATTATATTCTTGTTATCAATACGATCTATTGCCTCTATCGATATTTTCTCTACAATATCATCAACATCATTGAATAACTTATCTTCTGCTGTATCAATAATATTTTCTATTTTGTTAAAATCAATTCTTTCCATTCCTGCTGTAACAGGAAAATCATTGTTAGCTTGAAATTTAACAATAGAAACTGGCACAGAAGTCTTTTTGCCATCCGGCAATTTATGAGTATGATTCGCATTGTCAGAACTTACAGATGTTTTGCCATCTTTTAATGCATGGTAATGACCACCATCGGCTACAACAGCCTTTCCAGTTAGCCCTCCATCGGGAAGCTTATGTACATGAGTTAATTGAAAATCTTGTTTATCATTTTTATCTTCTTTATCCACATCATTATTTGGGTTTTTATCTTCGTTCTCCTTAGCCTCTTTATCATCTATTGCTTTTTGTTTTAAAGAATCTTCTTTCATTTTATTGTTAGCTTCTTCTTGAGGGGTAAGAGGCTTAACTAATAAAGTGCTCTTTTCTGTCCTTTCAGGAAACTCTACAGTTTTTCTTATAAATTCTTCATCTTCCTCTGTAGCCAATACCGCTCCAGCATCAAGAGCTTTCACCCAAATATCAAATAAACTTACTTTATCTTTTTCAGTAACCGGATTAAATTTAAACTTGGGATATTCATCTTGTTCTCCCCAATTATAATTTATTAATGGCCTTATTATTTGCTCGTTTACAACTGCCTCTTCAAAAGTATCTCTTATAGACTGAACAGTCCACAAAAATACATCAAACTGTGTTCTTGATTTCGCATTACTGCCAGAGTCGCTTTGATTAAACCCCATTTCATTAGGCATCAATATGCCTTTAGATATTGCATTATCATGATACTGAATAGCTTGCTTGAAAGCTAAACCCCCACCGTTAACTGCTTCAATGATTTCATATTCAACATCTTTAGGGATTACACCAACACTAGCAGACCTAAATTTCTGAAACATTTTCATTAATTTATTTCTTTCTGATAATTTTTTACCTTCATACTTAACGATAATTGATGGAGTACCATATTTCTCTAAATATATAGACTGCATTTTAATTAAAATATCTTTGATAAACCATGAACGATAAATATCTATGGTGTCGGGCTTGCCAAACCAATTATCAAATTCTTTGCGATAAGAATACAAAACCATTTTATCAATAGGCAACGCAATGTCACCCTCATCTGTTTGCTGGATTAAGCTTTCGTCAGTTAAATTCCCGAATTCATCAGGCATAATTTTAAATGAATGAGGCGCTCTAATTTTGATATTTTTTAAAATAATTGAATTGTCTATAAACTCATAATTTTGTTCAGCTACTACAAATCCATAATCAAGGAATGTTAATAAGTCTAAAAGATTATTATTAAAACTTCCAACCATCCAATTTGTAAAGTTAGTTTTAACAAAGTCTGCTTGCTCTTTGTGTAACTTATCTTCACTTGCAGGATGAATATCCCAGCCCTTAGCTAAGATAGCATGTTTCTTTGTCCCCATGGCGGCTTTGTATTGCTCATCTTTTCTGATCTTGTCAACAATATCAAGATTTTTTTTAATAAATAGATCGTTAGGATTATATCCATCTAATATAAAGCTATAATCTTCAAAATAAGAAGATTTAATCGTGCTATATTCAACCCCTACATCTTTTTTAGATATTTTTGGATTTACACCTTTGTGGATAAAATTTTTAATTGGTTTAAACATTTAAGCTCCATTAGAACTATATTTTTAATACAACAATAGGTAAAATATAGTTTATAAAGGCAGTAAAATGTAACAAGCCTTTAACAAACTAAATCATTAAAGGCTTGGAAAAAACTAGGTAAATCATTATAACATAGTTAATAATAATTTCTTTAAATGCTTTCTAGTATATGAAGTCCTGTTTCAGAGTTAACACATGACACTATATAAATTTAAAATGTTCATATTCTTCGTATTTTAGATATAATTTTTCTTCTGAGTTCATTTAACCCTTACCTCTTTTAACTCTATAGTAAATATTTTCGCACCATCTGAATAATAAATTAAAAGGGATAAGGGTAATTGTAAATGTTCCATTATAACCATTATGGTTTATAATCCCCCAAAATCTAGGTATATCAATAATATCTCCTTGTTCATAAGTAATCTTTCTAAGTAGTTTATATTTTTTCATGATTTATCATTTCTTTTCCCAGCGATTACCTATAATTAAAAATTGCATCATACGCCAAAATCTATTGGGAACTTCACCTTTAAGAGGGTTCCATAAATACCCATGGTCTTTCATACCGAATAGCTTGCATTCCCATTCAGAATATTCAGGAAGCTTAATTCCATGCCTATATGGATCAATTTCTAGTGTTAATTTATCTTCTTTCATGTTCATCCCACTTATTACAAACATATCCAGAGCTTACGTCACATGACGCACGCCCTATTAGCTTGCATTTATAATAACCTTGTCCATGAATAATGTTAAACCCTTGCCACATCCCTTTACGAAGTACATGCTTGCAACTTTCACATCTTCTTTTTAAGGCAGAAGATTCTCTATAAAAATTTTCTTTTTTGAATATTTGATAATTGTCTTCATTGGTCTTCTTTTTTTTCTCGCCAAGTAACAATACTTCTTCTCCAAAAAGGTTAATAGTTGTCATTTTAATATTTGCTATATCTATTAGCCATAAAAGATACTGTTTTTTGAGGCTCTTCTTGTGTTTGCCTATACATCTTTGATGCAAATTGTTTGAAATCTCTAGAGAAATCAGCTTTTCTATTGGTAATTTCAAAAGCTTTCTTTATTTGCTCTATAGCAGCATTAATCTTTTCTTCTGATGTCATTTAAAGCCCTTTCCTTGATAGAAGTATATTATTAAAAATCATACTTTTCAAGCATGTCTTCACTAGTACTTAGATATTCATTTGGTCTTTCTTCTAAATCTCTAATGTTAACTATATTATCTTTAATCATATTAAGATAATTCAACATCACTATAGAATCATATAAATCAGGGCTATACCCTAACTTCTTCCTCGTTTCAGCTTTCGGAGCCAATTTAATTACCCTATCATCAATAGCATAAGACATAGCTAATATCTGCTTTTGCACTTCTGGCATATGCAATATTGATATACTTTGTTCCTGAAACGCTAACCTAAATAACCATGCTGCCTCTGATCTTTTATTCTTATAACTATAAAAATCTTTAGTATGTGCTTTTTTACCTTTTTCGCTTGTTGTTCCAGTTAAAGGAATCCCCCCAGCCACAAACCCATAAACGTTATATCCGTCATACTCTAAGGTTTTTAATGTACCAGCCCCTACACCAATGCTATCGACAATGATAGTCTCAATGTTATGTTCAGCTACTCTTAACTTAGCTAAATGAGCCGCTTTTATTTCATCTAATTTCCTGTCTACTTCATACTTATAAATTGTATTCTGTTTCATATAACTAAACGCCGTAGAATCTTTACCGTCATCACTTGGATCAATTGATAACAAACCGCTACCGGTTAACTGCATTTCTGCTATTTGATCCTCATCAACCTTGCAATTCCTATACATTTCATAAGTTATTAATTGCGCTGGATTATCGTCATAATCCCATTTACCAAGCCAGTACCGATTATATTCTTCTTCTGGCAAAGACTTCATTAGTTCGTCTGTGCTTTTATCTCTAAACTTATTATCAACTGGGAGACTTAACTGAAAATATGTATCTGCAGGCAACTTCCCATCTAAGTGTTTGTCATAAAACAATTCTTTGGGCCATTCTTTGGTAGGATTAAAGTCTAAGAACAAGGCCGGCCTAATCTTTCCTATTTTGCCATCTTTGTCCACAAACTCATTCCACCGCCCAACCCTAGTTTTGGCTATCTCGAAATACTTTTGGCTCACTTGATTAGCCTCGTTAAAGAATACAATCGTATATTCTCCACCTTTTACATTGTCGCAATCGGGATCTTTGCTAATATCAGCCCACAAAAACAATATCTCGCTGCCATTAGAATACTTTGCCTTCATATCCTTGATATTCACGTCTTTAGTGCCAGTTATCACCAATGCTTTTTTATAAGACGGAATTGAATTTAATTTGAGAACTTTTTCAGATTTTCTAAATACTGCTATTCTTGTGTTAGGTGCTACCTTACAAATAGTATCAAACAATAGGAATATACCGACTGTTTTTGCGCTGTTATGATTTATAAACCCATTGCCTAAATAACTATTTAAAACAGGAACATGTAAATCATAATAATAATCATATTTTTTATATTTTATTGATTTTATCTTTTCTTCACGTAGGGACAAATTATGATATGATAATCGCACCCGAATCAGAAAGGACTTATATGAAAAAGTTAAAAGGGCAAAGATTAGATTCAAAATTAATTGAACAAATAGAAAAATTGGCAGCACAACAATTGTCATCAAGAGAAATAGGAAAAATAGTGGGAAAATCAGCAAAAGCAATACAAAAAATTTACATAAGATATGAAATAAAAAATCACAGACCGCAATCGAGCTGCCCAGGAAATTTACACCCTTTATGGAAGGGAGGAAGAACAGTCGAGAAACGAAATGGGTATGTTTATATTTTTTCTCCGAAACATCCTTTTCGAAACAAGCATACAAAATATGTTCGAGAGCACAGACTTGTAATGGAACAACATTTAAAACGGTATTTATTGCCGACAGAAGTTGTCCACCATAAAGACGGCAACCCTTCAAATAATTCTTTAGAGAATTTGCAATTATTCCGAAACAATGCTGAACACCTAAAAATAGAGCTTTCTGGCAAAATTCCAAAATGGTCAAAGGATGGATACCTCCGTATACTTGAAGGTTATCAGAAACGCAGAGATCAGAAAGTCTAGTCCATTTGTTATTACTCAAAAATTTATGATTTTTAGTGCAGGTTATCTTAAACCCTCTAGCAGTGACTACTTCATATAAATCAGCCCTTTTCTTTATGCTTGGATTTTCACAATGAGTATCAATATATTTTTTACTTTTATAGCAATAGCTTCTAACGGAATCCCCAGTTTTAAAATCTTTTGCCTTAATATATTTATTTTTTAAAGAATTAAATATTTGAGTATCACCATCAACACAATTAGTGCCACCACCTAATGCATAAATAAAAAATTTCCCTGACTGGAATGCCTCTAATAATTCACGCTGCTTATCGGTTGTTTTCTCTGGGTTCCATTTGGACATCAACTACCTAGCACTTTCAGCATTGCCCAAGTTTTCACCTAAATAATATTCACAATTATACATTATTGCTTTTGTTGTAGGCAATAACCCACAATCTTTTATGCATGTAACACAAAGTTTATTTGTTTGTTCATTTTCGTTGTTATGAACAGGTTTGGTCAATATCTGTTCATCCTTTGCTTGAGATATTAAAGTGTCTATCATCATATTTGTTACATTTATTGTATTCACGGGAGTATTAAACGATCCTCTTGGATTTAATGTAATTTGAATTCTTTCACAAGTAGCTATAATTGTATCTTTTACTATGCAACTAACTCTGGACTTCTCCTTGTCGCAGCTTCTTTTCATCATTGTATACGCTGTATTATCATACTCACGTAAATTGTATTTATCTATTTGTTTCGCTTGTTGTTCTTCTATGAAATTCATTTCTTATTATGCCTCTTTTTCTTTTTCCTTCATGTCATCATCAATAATAAAACTTTCCCCCAACATTCCTTTTGCTTTATTAAGGTCTATGCCTCCAGAATGTTCTATCTTTTGTGCAAAAGCTTCTCTTGCTTGTTTAGGAAACATTACTTTCAACCAACTCTCTGGATTCTTCTTCCCCATTATCTTTATAATGGCAGGTAAATCTACTCTTAAATAACCAACTTTTTCATAGTACATATCCCAAAAATCACTATTATTAGGATCCTCCCAGTTAGCAGGAGTATTGATTCCTATGCCATTTATTTCACAAAACTCTTTTTTTGTAAAATGGGCATATCCCATCTCTATTAATTTTGCCTTCCCTGATTCCCCACAGTTCTTGTAAGCTAACCATTCTGCATATAACTCTTCTTCTTTTACTTTAGCCATTACTATACTCCCACGCAAGCCATCTCGATATCAGTTGTAGCTTGCTTCCTTAATTTCCAAAATTGACTCCTTGCATGACCCAATATGTTAGATATATCTGTTTCTGCTATATCTTTGTTTCTTAAATAAAAATATAAATCCGATGTTTCATTATCCATTTTATTTACTCCTATGTAAAAAACAATAAAATTCGTTCTTTGTTTTTATCTTCCATACCGAACATTTATCACTACGTTTCTTGTTATTAAGCTTTTGTCTTAATTTACAAGTATTGCATCTCTTTAAGTTATTATTAACTATCTTATCTATTCCAGCATTAAACTCTTGCTTGCAAAGATAAATGCTTTTCTTTGCCGTTCTGGATATTTGTTGATAACTAAACCCAGTCATTCTGGCTATAATTACCGACCTCTCTAACCCGGTTAATCCAGCAAACCCTTTCTTGAAATTCCAATTCTCATGCTCTGCACATATTTCACTTAACAACTTCCCATTCCAGTTAACTACTTCATTGTGAGGCGTTAAGAATACATTAAGATTATATTTAGCGTCCCTGTCATATATTTTTTCGTTTTCATAATTCTTTAGCTTGTACTGCTTTGAATACTTTTTTTCAAATTCTTTTCTTTCGTAATCATCCATTGTTTATTTTATCACACCTAACTCTAATAATATCGACCACCATCCCAATATGCCAAATGTTAATGCAATTATAAAGACCGCAAACCCAAAATAAAACGATTTAGGCTGGTTTGGCCTTGATCCTATAACTAAACATAATAATAATAAGAATAATTGATATATTAAACTAAACCATGCTAATAATTTCACTTAATTCCTCCTGTAATCGTTATATTAAATGTTGGAGCATATATTTGCCAATACCCACATTTGCAAATATATTTTAATCCCTCAAAAACACTATTTTTTTTCTCTATCGAATGCCAATAAGCATGTTGATCATTTGGCACTTTCTCCTTCTTACAATTAGGACATTTAATCCATCTAAGTTTTTTGTGTTTATGGTAAGTTAAACTCATAATTTATTTTTCTCAAAATCTTCTTTAGATAAATAAGGATATAAATCTTCCAGTGAATGACCAGCTGTAAGCTTAGGCAACATTTCTTGCCCTTTTTTAATATTTACTGTAGTAAACATTGCAAAAGGATTATTCATTATATAATTTAATTCGCTAAGACTATCGTTATCTCTTAATTTATAAATATAATGTCCATAAGCTTGAGCTATCTTGCTTAAATCAGGGAATGCTAATCCGCTCTCCGGGCTAGACCCTGCTTCATTCCCACCTAACCATATTCTTAGGGTTTGGTTAATAATCCCATATTCTTTATTGTCCATTACAAACATCTTTAATGGTATTTTGTTATACGCTACTGTTGCTAATTCCTGTATGTTCATATTGCAAGCACCATCACCCATAATACAAACTATTTGCCTGTCAGGGTTGGCATACCAAGCGCCAATGCCTGCTGGTAAAGAATACCCCATCGGCGAATGATTGAATGAAGTAAATAATGTTTGTCCTTTTTTAAGGTTAAGCCCTTGCATACACCAAATTAATGTCCCTCCCGAATCGGGGATAATAATTGCATCATCATCTAAATGTTTTGAAAGTTCTTCCATGAATACATAAGGATTAACAAAATCCTTTTGGTCTCTATATTCTTGAGTGCATATAGGATATTTCTTTTCCCAACCTTTTATTCTTTCTTTCCAATTCATAATATTTCTCCAAAAAAATCTTTAAGGTCACAATGTATTTTTAAATCTATATTATGATATTTCAACTCAGCATCATCTATATCCACTCTGATTTTTTTACATTCATTAAAGCTTCGCAAACTACCTGTTTGATGACTATCCAACCTGCTACCTAATATAATTAACAAATCAGCATTTTGTACTGCGAAATTACCGCCTCTTGTAGCACTAATGCCAAATGTTAAAGCTTCTGGAAACAAATCTTTAACTGCCCAAGTAACTACATAAGGAATTTTATATTTATCAGCAAACTTTTTTGCTTCCTTTTCTGTGTTACTCCATTTAATACCAGCACCAAATATTATTAATGGCCGTTCAGCATTAAATATCATTGATTCAAATTTAATTTTATCTTGCAATAATTTTTGCTCCTTTTGACAAATTATCTTTAGCCCATAACGGTTGTAAGTTCGTATAGTGACATAATCTATATATTTCTTTTTCAGTTTTTGCTGATGCTAATGGAATTATATGATCTATATGCCACTTCCCATGATTATTCCATGTCATGCCATTTTTAAACTTTGATTCTAAATAATTTCTTGCAAATTCAAATGAACACCCTAAAATTTCTTTTGTATCATTAATTTTTATTATTTTTTTTTGTTTTAATATTTTCCTTATTCGTTTTCTAATTTTTTCCTTAATTAAAAATAAATAATCATGCTTTCTTTTTTCTTTTTGTCTCCTTGTCGCCTTATATATTTCCCTATAATCTTTTAATGCACATTTATTAGAACAATATTTTGTGCCAATTCTCTTTTCTTTATTAATTTCTTTATTACATAATTTGCAATATCTTAATTCTCGACTTTTAATAATTAAATATTTTTTATTTTTATATCTATTTGTATTTTCTTGATTTCTTTTTTCTTTATTTTTATTATAAAAATTCTTGCTCATACATTTTTCAGAGCAAAATACAGCATCAATTCTTTTTTTACTAATATCTTTTTTGCAAATTAAACATTCTCTATTCATGCTTAAATTCCTTTAATTCACTTATATTTATTATATCTCGCTGCTTGCAATCAGGGATTTCAATTAAAACAGGGCCTTTTCTTCCTTCTTGGGCAAAATAAATACATTTTTGTAATTCATATAATATATTTTCAGAATTCCTAATACTTACCCCATATTTAGTAAATGTTTTACAAATATTTACAATATCCATCTCCTGAAATCCTATCTGTCTAATATTTTTGGTTTCTTTTGTTTTTAATCTACTAATTACATCTGATCCAATTATAATTAACATTGGCACTGAATCATAGTAAGCACAGGCGATACCACTAATTACATTGCACAATCCCGGCCCAGAAGTAGCTATGCAAACCCCTAATCCTTTTAATCTTCCATAAGCTTCTGCTGCAATAGATGCAGCTTGTTCGTTTTCGCAAGGCACAAGAGTTAATTCTTTATGCCTTGAGAATGAATCGTTAAGATGAAGAACAACCCCTCCGGAACCAGAAAATATATGAGAAGTATGCTTACTTAAATACTCAGCAACGTAGTTACTTAGCTTCATTTTTTTCACCTTTTATATAAACCATTCCTTTTTCCTTATCTCTAAATGCAACTATTCTCTCTGCTTCATTCCAAGATATTTGAATATGAGTTGCAGGTAAAATATGTTTATTTACCAATACTTTTACAGATTCATGTAACTCTTCTAAAGCTTTTATTTGTTCATCATTTGTCATCACTAAACACCTCCTCTAATTTTTGCATTGCTTCTAATAATATATTTAAAGGCTGGCAAAATGCAATCCTTACATAGCCTTCTCCTTGTTCTCCAAACCAATCGCCCGGAGACAATAACACTCCTGCTTCTCTTAAAACATAATCACAAAAATCCTTACTAGTTAATCCTGTTTCTTTAATGTTAACAAACAGATAGAAACCACCGTCCGGCTTTATACATGATAATTTATTTATTGAATTTATTTTTCTAAAGACTAAATTCATACGTTCTTCATATAAAGAAATTCTTGGATAAGTATTGTTAAACCATTGTTTCAAAGCTTCAATTCCTGCCGATTGAATAAATGGGCTAACACAAGATGAAGTAGTTTCTAATAGTAACCCCATTTTTTGAGTTAACTTTTTAGGAGCTATGCTTATTCCTAACCTCCACCCTGTCATTGAATAAGATTTGCTGAAACTATTAACTAAAATAGTCCTCTCTGCACATTTATCTAATATTTGAGGATATACATAATCAGGTTTGTAAATAATATTATCGTAAACATCATCCATAATTAACCAAATGTCCTCTGGTTGACATAATAAACTCTGAATATCAAAAACATCTTGATTATCCATAATCGCCCCTGTAGGATTACTTGGAGAATTAATAATAATCATTTTTGTTTTATCTGTTACTTTATTAAAAACATCTTTGGCTTTTAATTTGAAATTATTTTCTTCTTTTAATTTGACCCTAACTATTTTTAACCCTAAATATTCAGCTATTGAATAATAAGAAACAAACCCGGGATCAGGGATTATTATTTCATCTCCGGGATTCCCGGTACAAGCCATTGCATAATACAGTTGCACATTTGCACCTGCGGTAACTAACAATTGATCTATGTCTGGTTTAAAATTTCTTCTTCTCTCTATATGTTTTTGATAAGCAAGTTTAAGCTTCCAAATCCCAGTCGGTGGTGCATAATGAGTTTCATTATTTGCTATAGACTTAATAGCGCTTAATTTTATATTATCATCAGTATCAAAGTCTGGATCACCTATTGATAAATTTATGATCTTTTTACCGTTTAGTTCTGCTTCTTTTATCTTTTGAAGCGCACCAAACATTGGCTGACCTTTTAAATGTTTACTTCTTTGACTTAGTTGCATATTTTTACATGTTTCCAATTATATATTTTTCTATATGAAATTCAAGTGCATGGGCGGTTCTACATCAGGCAATTTTAAATCGTCTAGCCCTTTTTTGTGATTGTCCAAAACTTTGTTGGTGCAATGTTGCAAACAAAGAGTTGAACATGTTTTTTGAGCGTCAAACTTATCGCTTGCTAGTTCTTCCATAATCTTCCAGTACTTTTCTGAATTAACAATATCCTTAAACCGTTCAGTAACAAAATTACCTATATGATATTTTTTAAATTTTTCATGGAATGTCATCCCACAAGGACTGACCAGGCCACTGCCTGATATTTGAAGGTGAAAAGACGGCCCATAGCACTGTTTATAACTACGAATATTTGCATCTTTAATTTTATTCCATTTGATTATAATTTTCGTTTGATCGTTAGACATTTGCTCCGCTTTTTCCAAAGTAGAATAAAGTTCTTCATACTTTGAATAATCCACACCAAGCGAACCTTCGGTATCGTCAGAACAATGTTTAATAATTAAATAATCAACTTTTGTTGCCAATGCCAATTCACACAAAGGAATAATGTCATCTTTGTATTCTGGTTTTAAAACCATTTGAAGCCCTACGGTACAATCAAGACCTCTTTCAATTTTGGTATCAACTGCATCTAAAATATTCCATTTTACTCTATGAAACATCTCTTCTTTAACTCCATGAATTTTTGCGTACCTCTCCGGCTCTCCTGCCGAGATATTAAATCTTAAATAAGTTAAATCAGGCATTATTTGATTAAGTATTTTTTTAGTAAATAAAGAACCGTTTGTTCCCAATGCCATATCTATTTTTTTAAATTTTCCATAATTGATAACGAAAGGATAAATAGGATTACAAATTGTTTCCCCATCACTCACTAATGAAATTGCCTTAACTCCCATTTCTGAACAGTCATCTAAAAACTTAACCATGACTTCCATGTTAATCGGTTCTCGTTTATTTTCTTGAAGCATTCCAAAACAGTATTCACATTTAAAATTGCAAACCCTAGTTAATGCCATATCTATTGTTATTGGATAAATTCTTTCTCCGTTTTTCCATTTTTTCAATATATCTTGATGCCACTTTATTTTTGAATTATCTAACATTAAATCTTTCATAATTTATCCTTAACCTCCTCGATGCTTATCGCCTGGTTGCCTTCTTTTGAAATTGCTATAGAAGCCATAATCCCAGCTAACTTGCAAGCATGCTCTACTGTAGCATTGCTACATAATGCCATTGCAAACATAGATAACATAGAATCTCCTGCACCGATCGTATCCAATGGAGCATTGTTTATGGCCGGATAATACCACATACCCTTTTCCCCATAGAATTTAAATCCCTTGCTTCCCATAGTTAAACAAACATTCTTTGCTCTAGTTTTATGCTTTAATTCTTTTATTAATTGATCAGGAGTGCTTAATTCATCTCTCAGGGCTATCCTGGCCTCTTTTTCCGTAGGAGTTATTAAATAAAAATCCTTAAATTTTAATACATCTCCAACTTGTGAGCTACATTGAGTATCACCAAATAATAATATATTATTTTTCTTTGCATACTTGATAACAAAATCTAATATTCCAGGGGTAATAATTCCATAATTAAAGTCACTAATAATAATTCCATCTAACCTGCCTCTATTTCTAATAATATTTATTATATTGTTTTCTATTTTTTCATCTATATAATGCTCATCTAGCTTGCTTAATCTTAATATCTTTTGTCCGTCTGCCAATATTCTAGTTTTTATTGTTGTCCTTCTTGCATTATCAAAAAAGAAAAATGTTTTCACATCATTATTTAAATTAAATTCATTTCCTTGCCGATCATTTCCTAAGACTGTTATAAATGTTGGATTCCCACCCAATGCTTTTATGTGCTTAGATACTATGCCAGCACCACCAACATATTGAGTTGTTTCTTGCTCTTTAATTACTAATAATGGACCTTCACTAGACTTGCCAATGGCTGTGCCTTTTATATATTCATCTAAAATCAAATCTCCGAGAACTAGTATGTTTTGGTTTTTGAAATTATCAATTACAGAATGGAGTCCCTTATCCATAATTTATTTTATACAATATATTCTATTTAATCAATTTAATTTTTTCTTTTTCTTATATTTCTTTTTATCATGCTCATATACTTTATCCCATCTAGTCCATTTGAGATACATACGCCCTCTGTCCATACTTATTACCATATTATCAGTATCAATGTGCAAAATTGATTGGAATGAAGGAGCATGACCCTCGCAACTAAACCAAGTTACAATCCCTGCTTTATTTAATTGATAAACCAATTCCCTCATACCTTTATCTACTTCTTTATAATTTATTTGCATTTATCAAACTCCTTCTACTTTGTTGATTTCGTTGTTTCCCATAATTTATTATTATGCCATTATGGCTTATTCTTATTTCAGGGCTTACATTCTTAATATTAAATTTTGCTTCTTGTTGTTCGTTACCATTGTCATCATAACTACAAAATGTAATATTATTTAATTGTTTTACTAACTCTGCTATTTTTTTATTTACTTCTTTGTCTGTTAAATCCATTTTAATCACCTCTTTATTTAACTCCTTCTACTTTTTATTATCCTCGCCTTGCCTTGCCCTGCCTTGCCATGCCTTGCCTGTGATGCCCTGCCACGCCCAGCCGAGCCCTGCCGCGCCTGTGGTGCCGCGCCCTGCCGTGCCGCGCCATGCCTGTGATGCCTCGCCAAGCCATGCCCAGCCGAGCCCTGCCACGCCACGCCTGTGATGCCCGGCCTTGCCCTGCCCCGCCTTGCCTCGCCGCGCCTGTGATGCCCGGCCCAGCCTCGCCGAGCCCTGC